ATATGGGTGGAAACATCAAAAAACTAGAAAAATGGCATCAGCTTTTCATATAATGATTTATGGTAAAGGTGATACATATAGACCATCGTATAACAATTCCTTTTTGTATGAATCAGCGCGAAAGGCTGTGTATGAAGCCAGAAAAGGAAAAGAAAGAAATGACATGATAGGCAAATCATATTTTGGTGCGAAAGAAGAAACAATAAAAATTGGCATAGAAAAAATGAGGTCGAAAAAGATAGGAATGAAAATAAATTATCCTAAAAACAGAAAATCTCAACCTTGTTCTGCCGAAAAATCACATAAAATATCAGAATCAAGAAAAAAAACTAAAGAAAAGTTTTGTTCTATGAGTAAACAAGAGTTTGACCAATGGTTATCGAGACAAAATTATTATGCAAAAGATGGTAGAGTCAATTCAAATATTTCTAGAGCTATAAAATGGAGAAATGATATTGTTTGAAAATGTGTCTGATGAACAATTGCTGATTTTTGAAAATATCATCGATGGTTTCAATCCCGAATATGTTGTAGAAAATTTAAAAAAAATTCCTGAAATCGAAGGATATTCTTCAACAGCAAATGGTTGTTTATATAAAAATGATTCTCACGGGTTTTTGACTTCTCTTATGGAAAAACTGTTTAATGACAGAATTAAATATAAAAAATTGATGTTAGAATCTCAACAAAGATACGAACAATCAAAAAGCAAAGAAGATGAAAATCTTGTTGCTAGATATAAGAATTTTCAAATGGCTAAAAAAATTCAACTCAACAGTCTTTATGGTGCACTATCAAACCAATGGTTCAGATGGTTCAATTTCGATAATGCAGAATCTATAACAACTTCTGGACAAATAACAATTATATACATTGCAAATAAAATGAATGAATATATGAATAAAATCTGTAAAACTAAAGATGTTGATTATGTAATCGCATCTGATACAGATTCGATTTACGTCACGTTTGAGAAGCTTATCCCAGCTAACTCTGACGAGCTTGAAGCTGTAAAGCTTATTGATCAGTTCTGTGAAAAAAAGATTCAGCCATACCTAGACTTTTGTTATGATGAACTTGCTGGAATGATGAATGCTTATCAGCAGAAGATGCAAATGAAGCGTGAAACTATCGCCAACAAAGGTATTTGGCGTGGTAAGAAGATGTATATTCTTAATGCTTGGAACGTGGAAGGCGTACAGTATGATAAGCCGAAGCTGAAAATTCAAGGTATTGAAGCTGTTCGTTCATCAACTCCTCATGCATGCCGTGTGAAGATTAAGGAAGCTCTGTCTCTTATTATGAATGGTTCTGAGCTTGATCTACAAACATTCGTCACAAACTTTCGTAACGAATTTATGAATTTACCTTTCGAAGATGTAGCATTTCCTCGTGGTGTCAAGGGTATGACTAAATACGCTGGCAAACGTGAGATATATATCAAGGGCACTCCTATTCATGTAAAGGGTGCACTGATGTTTAATTCTTTGTTGAAAATTAACAACATCAAAACTATTCCACCGATTCAAGATGGCGACAAGATTAAGTTCGCCTATCTGAAAGAACCTAATCCTATTGGCGATACTGTTATTGCAACTCCTGATGAATTGCCAAAGGAATTTAAACTTGATAAGTACATTGATCGTGAAATGCAGTTCAGTAAAAGCTTTGTAGAACCATTACGTTCCATCACAGAAGTTATCGATTGGGAAGTTGAACAGAGAGCAACATTGGAGGATTTCTTTGGCTAAAAAAAAGAAAAACAAAAAATTAACTCTTAATCAACTTGATAAAATGTCTTTTGAAAAAAGAGAAAAATATAGAGAAAAAATGAGGAAAGAAGCAGTAACCACTAAATCTTTTAGAACGCCACAATCGTTCGGTGCTGCAAGTAAATGTGTTTCTTTATCTATTGAAGAATATTTGTCATATTCTCCTAATCCAGAAACTGTAAGGATTATAAAAAATGAAAATAATTGAAGACAACGATTTTGGTTTTTCATTTGCACACACTGAAGAATTGGAAGCACAATCTCGTGCGCTTGCAGATGATAAAGTGCAGGGTTTGAAAAATATGATCATGCCTCTACTCAATAACCTTATGAAGAATCCTGAGAAGGATACAATCGTTTGGCCAGATAGAGAAAAGAAAATTAAAGCGTTTATCAAAAAGATGGACGACTACATTAGTTCTTGACAACTACTGTAATGTACGGTATAATATATTATGCTAAGGGATTGGTTCATTTATAGAAATCCACACACTAAAGGAAATAATATGTCGCTTAAAGATCGCCTTATAAAAAATAGCACCATAGACCTAACCGCTACTCTTGAAAATTCAAAAGTCTTTACCAAGAAGGATATGATTCCAACCTCTGTACCAATGATCAACGTAGCATTGTCTGGATCAGTTGATGGAGGTATCACTCCTGGTCTGACCATGCTTGCTGGACCATCTAAGCATTTCAAAACTGGTTTCGCTCTACTCCTTGCATCTGCATTTTTGAAGAAGTATAATGATGGTATCGTATTATTTTATGATTCTGAGTTTGGTACTCCTCAGTCTTATTTTCAAACGTTTGGTATTCCTTTTGATTCTGTGGTTCATACTCCCATCACAGACATCGAGGAGCTGAAGTTTGATATTATGCAGCAGATGAAGGAATTGAATCGCGATGATCATGTGATGATTGTTATCGATTCAATTGGTAATCTTGCTTCGAAGAAAGAAGTTGAAGATGCTCTTGATGGTAAGAGCGTTGCTGATATGACACGAGCCAAGCAGCTAAAGTCATTGTTCCGTATGATTACACCACATCTTTCATTGAAGGATATTCCTATGGTTGTAATCAATCATACCTATAAGGAAATTGGCCTCTATCCGAAGGATATTGTTGGTGGCGGTACTGGTTCCTATTATGGATCAGACAACATCTGGATCCTTGGCCGTCAGCAGGAAAAGGATGCTGATGGCATCAGTGGGTATCATTTCGTAATTAATGTGGAGAAGTCACGTTATGTTAAGGAAAAGTCTAGAATTCCTATCACTGTTTCATTCGAGGGAGGTATTAATCGCTGGTCTGGCTTGCTCGATGTCGCTCTTGATGGTGGCTACATTGTTAAACCTAAAAATGGATGGTATGCTACGGTGGATAGAGATACTGGCGAAGTTCGTCAGCCCTCAATGAGAGCTGGTGATATTGTAGACAATAAGAAGTTCTGGATGGATATGTTTTCTGATACTGACTTCGCGAAGTATATTGAAAACAAGTACAAGATGGCAACTGGCGCTATTATGGAGACTGATAATGACGATAACGAGCAATGATGTTTGGACAACTCTGTCAACTGTTTGGAGCGATGACCGTTCAAAGAAAGCAAATGTCAATGTTGACAGAGCACGTTGCTGTTATTTCGTTGACTACTTTGAAGAAGAATGCTGCATCAAATCAGTAGCATATCCAGGCAAAAGCCTACGTTGGGCAGAAGATTGCGCTGAAAATTTCACAATGGGTATTTTGAATGTACAGCAAACAGCCTAGCTCAGTAAAGTATGATTATAGCACTCGACCATTGAAAGCAACAATGGTCGAGTCTGAAGAAATTTATGCACGTAACGTAGGGATGGATGATTGGAAATGGCGATTGAAACTACGATTCTTAGTAACTTGGTATTCAATGAAGATTATGGTCGCAAGGTTATTCCGTTCCTCAAAGACGACTACTTTACAAATCAACAAGATAGAATTATCTTCAAACTCATCGCCGAATACGTAAACAAGTACAATGCGTTTCCTTCCAAGGAAGCATTGGCTATTGATCTTACACAAAAGGATGGTATGGGTGAAGAAACATTCAGACAAGCGTGTTTGGTCGTCAGCGACCTCAAACAAGACCCAGAAACCAAAATTGATTGGCTCATGGACCAGACAGAGAAATTCTGTCAGGACAAAGCAATCTATAATGCGATCATGGCGTCAATCGGGATTCTTGATGACAGCACTGGGAAAACCTCAAAGGGCAGTATACCTCAAATCCTTTCGGACGCACTTGCTGTATCGTTTGACACACACATTGGTCATGACTTCCTTGAAGATGCGGATTCACGCTATGACTTCTACCACGCCAAGGAAGTTAAGCTCCCGTTCGATCTTGAGTACTTCAACAAAATCACTAAGGGCGGGTTGCCTCGTAAAACGCTCAACATATGCCTAGCGGGTACTGGCGTAGGTAAATCATTGTTTATGTGTCATTGTGCAGCATCTAATCTTGTAAGTGGCAAGAATGTGTTGTACATTACGTTGGAGATGGCGGAAGAAAAAATTGCAGAACGTATTGACGCAAACCTGCTTGATACAACCATTGATCAATTAGCACTATTGCCTAAGGATGTCTACGATAAGAAAGTTCAGCGTGTTCGTGGTAAAACCAATGGTAAGCTGATTGTCAAGGAATATCCTACAGCATGCGCAGGGTCTGCTAACTTCCGTCATCTTCTCAACGAACTTCAACTGAAAAAGAAATTTGTTCCAGACATTATTTACATTGATTATCTAAATATTTGTATGTCATCAAGGATTAAAAATGGAGCCAACGTCAATAGTTATACCCTTGTCAAGGCAATCGCAGAAGAGTTACGAGGTCTCGCAGTGGAGTTTAATGTCCCTGTCGTCAGTGCGACTCAAACAACTCGAAGCGGATATTCGAACAGCGACTTGGGATTGGAAGATACATCAGAATCCTTTGGACTCCCAGCCACAGCTGATTTTATGTTTGGGATTCACTCCAACGAAAAGTTGGAAGCAGTCAATCAAATTATGGTTAAGCAGCTCAAGAATCGCTATAATGACCCAGGGATGCATCGTAGGTTTGTTGTTGGCATTGATCGTGCAAAAATGCGTCTCTATGATGTAGAAGAATCAGCTCAGGATTTAGTTGATGATGGACCAGTTATGGACAATGGTAAGTTTATGAACGAAGATACAGAACGTAATAAGAAAGTAAGCAAGTTCGATAAGGCTAAGTTTGCGGGGTTCAAATGAATATTGAAGATATTGATTACGACATCAAGCTACTCGTTACTGAATGGGTGATGAAGCATATTGTCGAACACGCTCAGGAAGGCGGTTCGTACAGATACCTGATCTATAATCGTCTTCGGTTTAGTGCTGATGCATATGTTCCTCTGTGTGCAGATGGTCTTACTATTTCCAATGAGTTTGATTTAAACTTGAGGGAAAATATTCGTGAAGCTGTTGTTGAAAACGATATGAGCAAGATCAAAGATATCATTGGCCTTTGTGATGTTGAGGGATGCGGCGACTATATTTCATCTGGATTTCCTACAGATAATGGATACCGTCGTACTTGTAGCAAGCATTATATGGAGTATAAAAAGTGAGGTACTTCTGCTATAACGAATATGATCCTGAAAGTCCACTTGCTGATGAAAAAGGTGGGTATGTAAT